CACAAAGTGTGCCGGTCACAGTCGAAATGTCGCAATCGCGGATCACTGCCTCACCACAAGTCAGGTTGATACCCGCAAATGCCGTTGTTGGCACCGAGCCAGTAGCGGCAATTGAACCGCCTAAAATGTGTACCGTGAAATCCCCAATATTGAGCTTTTGCGCGGTGGCACCGAAAGTAAATTTACAGTTGCTAAACTCTGCGAAGCAATTCCCCGGCTGGTTGACCGAGTTATTAATACTAAATCCCGAAGTTGCCGCGGTGTTGCTTAGGTTGAACGTGCAACTATCAAAGTACCATGCACCCGCCCCGGTATTCAGGCCGTTATTAAAGGCGATACTTGCAACGCTGGCACCACTACCCGCGTTAAATGTAATGCCATATATATAGCCATAGGCTGCCCCGCCATTGAGGCCGTTTATGATAAGGTTTGATGCGCCAGTGGTGGATTCAGTTGCAGTGGTAGCGGTTGCCGTTGGCGGGGATGATGCATCACTTACGCAGATAATCTTTATGGGTGCCGCTGCCGTTCCCACTCCATTGAGCGTTAGGGCCGCCGCCTGAGTAGCAGCATGATTATTGGACACATAAACCGTATCACCTGCCGCCGCCCATGTAGATGCAATAGCGTTTAGGATTCTTGCATGAGGTGCGCCCCATGCTGTACCGCCGCCATCGCCATTATAAATCGCCTGCCCGGTGCATTCTGTCCATGTTACGCCAGAATCTGCGGTCGTACCGTTGGCTGTTAATGTCCATGTTGGCTCTACCGTATTGGATATGCCCGTTGTAATGGCCGATACACGGAAGCAACGCTCACTGCCGGAAGCAGGCGCTGCGAGTTGCCGGACAACGTTCCCGACTGCATAAGTGGTGCTTGCCGCCCATTGCGCAACAGCCGTATATTTGGTTGAGCCGACATAGATATTAGCCATTTGCTTCTATCACGCGCTGGGCTAAATGAGCGTTCTGGTCTATGTCGGGTGTTGCCAAATAATCAAATAAAAATTCATTGTTCTGGTCATCTACCAGACGCTCACGCACTGCAAACCGTCCGTCATCCTGAATTAATGACCATAGGATTTCTGATGCTGTTATCATGTAAGTGTGAACAGCCCGTTGGTTACATCAGGCGTTGCTGTGAAAGTATCGCCCACTTGCAAGGTCACAGCCGAGCCATAATCCCACCAGCCAACCAAATCATTGGTTGTGGAATCATAAAACACCACATACTGGAATGGCCCCATTGGAGCAGTTACGCCGGTCCAAGTGACCGCTGTGCCGGACTCCTTGACGGTGCCGGATGAAGTGGTTTCCGTGATGGTGGTAACTGCGCCCCCGGTGGTGTAGCCGTTGCCGTTGGCAATCTGGGTAATGTTGGATATGACAGTATTGGTAGCCACTGGCGCGGTGTTAGTCAGGGCCAGCTTGAACACATCAACCGTAAAACTAATGGCCTTGTCGGTTAGCTTCTGGGTGAATGAGTTGAATTTATTATACGTTGCCATTAGTGAATCCCTACAATAGCGCCTGAGTCATCGCGCATGACGGTTTTAGGCCGCGCCACCTGTTCCATGAGTCCATTAAGCTGCTGGGCAATTACCCCAAGGGTTTCCAAAAGCATTTGGGATTGCTGGGTTTTCATCTGCTCTTGTTCTTGCTGTTGGGCTGCCTGCTCCTGCTGCTGTTTTACCGTATCCTCTTGCTGCTGCTTTTCCTGCATTTTCTGTTGCAGTTTTGCTTGCAGCATTTCTACTGATTCCCCTGCCCCCATATCGTCACCCTTTTCCGGTGTTTGAAGTTGTGCCATTTGTGCTTGTGCTACTTTCAATTGAAACTCGGCTTCTTTAAGCTGCATCTCACGTTCTTTTAACTGCGAGTCCTGAATGTCAGTGTCAGCCATGACAGGCTGCTGAAGCTCTGCCTGCTTGACTTGTAATTCCGCCTGCTTAACCGCCAGTTCCTGCTTTTTTACTTCCAGTTCAGCGGCCTTCAATTGCTGGTCGCCCTGCTTATTCTGCAACTCGGCTTCCAGTTGCTGGATTTGCTGGCCGCCCTGTTGAATGAGTTGCTGCATTTCCTGCATTTTGGCTTGCATTGCCATAACCTGCGGGTCTTGCTGGCTCTGATCATCCTGTAGGTTCGGGGGGACCATTTTCTTTAAACGTGATGCCATTGCATCCGAGCCGGGAATGTCCAGATTCTTCGCCCATAGATCACCAATAACCTGCATCAGTTCGGGATTCTGCTTGATCACATCACCCATCATGGCCGCGCCCTCTTGGCGCTTGGTGGTGAAAGATGCGCCTGTGGTTACGCGCACATGGTATTTGCCCTTGGTAAGGTCATAAGCCTGTGACTGGCCATCTTGAATTGCAGCGCCGTTAACACCGACCATTTTCACATCGGTTTCTTCATTAACAATCTGGATAATGCGCTGCGTGTCATAAATGGTTGGTATGGCGCAAACCAAGATAGTGCCAAGCTGGTTAATAGACCTGCGCACATTGTCGGGGAAATGGAAGGTTGCTACATCGCCTTCGTGTTTGCGGGCGTCGATAGCCACGCCGGATGTTTCATTAGAGCGCTGGCCAATGGAGGCATTATAAAGCCCCAGGATTTCTTTTATGGATTGTTTGGCGTTTACCAGTGAGTCTGTGATTGCAGACGATGCCTGAGGCGGCATTAAGCGCGTGGGGGGCGGGGCTGGTTGGTCGTTAATGTCCGTTTGGCTGTATTCCAGTATCATTTCAGAGCCGGGCTTTTGCCATTGCTGGCGGTCATTGATTAGCGTGCCTTGCGCTGCCATTACCGGCGCGATGGGAGCCATTGCCAATAGTTCAGCCTCTTTGCTCACGAGGAAATTCACGCGCTTCTGTGCGTCACGTGCTTGACGTATCAGGCTGGCCACCATGCGCTTGCCATTAACCCACACCACCTCGCCATAAACAGGCACAGCGGGGATATAATCGCCGGGGAAGGTTGTTTCTGCCAGCTTCTGTGTGCCGGAGAATTTATAACGGTGGATGATAGCCTTTTTACCGCGTGCGCCCGTCCATTCACGAATCAGGATTTCAGCGATAACGATATTGTCTTTGGATTCTTCACTCTTTGGGTCTGTGAAGGATACAAATTCCTTTTTAGGGTAGAGGCGCTCAAAGGTTTTCTTATTGATTGTCTCAAGGAATATCTGCCCGTTGGAGTCGCGCCCGTCATATTCCACCGAATCAGGGTCAATGAACCCGCTTAGCGAATCAGGGACAGAGAGAATCTTTAGTTCCTGCTCATCGCTGTCATCATCACAATAATCATGGTCAGCACGGATAAACCCAATGCCACACCGTACTGCGTTATCGGCTGCAATGTCATAGGCTGCATCGGCTGCTGATTTATATTCAATCGACCTGACCAGCCCGCTAAATATCTCCGCCGTTTCCACATCGCCATCGGCTTCAGGCAATACCTTAATCGACGGTGTATTCTGGCGGATATCGTTTGTGACTTGGTGAATGAACTGTGGAAGCTCATTGCTTACCATGGAAGGTTTACCGGCTTCTTTACGCGCCCTTACATCAGCTTCATCCCACTGGTCAATCCCCATTGAGAAATTGAGGTCAATCTTTGCTTCGCGGTAATTTTCAGCCCAATAGGTCTGGTAACGTTCAAACATATCTAGCGCGTCCTGTACCGAAAAGCCCCCGGTAGTTTCAGGTTTGGTGCTGTCCATGTATGTCCTATGGGTTGAATATATTTCGTGATATGCCCGTTTTGACGGGCTTTGTGCAACTATGGGTTGATTACTGCGCCCAAAATGATGAAACAGGCGCTGGTGGTGATGACTGAACCTTGCGTGGCTCTTGCAGGCTCAAAGCCATCTGTGCAAATGCGTCTGCTGCGTCTGAGTTCTCATCATGTAATGGATTAGTCGAATACCCGCCCGTGTCAGGGTCAACGTCATATTTGAACTTGCCCAAGCACTTCATGCCCTCGCGGGTCTTTTCCTCGTCAAAGTAACAGTTGGGGAATATGCGCCTTACAGCTTCAATGCCGATGCTCTTTTTAGCCATGCGCGGGATGACTCTAACCTTCACGCCGGGGAACAGGTCACGCATTGCCTGCGCTATGGTCTTGCCCACTAAGCGCTCTTGCTCTGCGTCATGTGGCAGCCAGATTGTCCCGAGGGGGTATCCCCTGCTCCGAACAACCTCTGCATAATGCTCTAACTTCTCGCCCCGGTTCTGGTAAAAGTCCGGTATGCGGTATTCTCCTAAGTTTACCTGCGCAAACCATATGGCGGTGTGATCTCGCTTGCCTAAATCCCAGAACGTATCAACAGGCTTGCCGGGTGTTGGCAGTACGCGGGTTACACGTTTCTTTTCGTATGCATCACGTATTTCCTTGGCATATACAGCGCCATCAAGCGTGCGCCGATAATTACCCTCCCACACATGCAGGTATTTGTCGTAATCCTTTGCCTTGTCCGATTCCATTTCCTTACGCAGCACATCAGGAAAGAACGGGTTATCACGCCAGTTAGCCTCTACAATGATGGCGTTATCAACGCGGGCCGGGCCTCGCAATAGCTTCTCAATGGCTGAATCCTCTGTAATGGGATTCCAGCTAAACCATAGCTCCGAACCCTCTTTACGAATGGTAGGACGCAACAGGTTTAAGCTTAGTTCCGATAAGCTGTCAGCCTCCTCGCCCCACGCCACATCAAAGCCCTCAAGGGATTTAATGCTGGATGCAGTATGATTTTGCATACCTTGGAATATGATACGGCTGCCATTGGTTTTATGGCGTATCTCTGTTTCAAGAATCTCGAACAGGTGATCGGCGTTGAAATATTTAATCTTGTCTTCAAGCAATAGCTTGGATGATTCTTTGATTGATTTCTGCGTTTCACGTATGCAGACAATGCGCGTGGTATCCTGTATGCAGCGCTCAATGGCGGTTTCAGCAAAGAAATGCGACTTCCCAGAGCCACGGCCTCCGTGTGCGCCTTTGTATCGTGATGGCTGCAATAGGGGAACGAATACCCTAGGAGTTGGTATTTGCAGCGTCGTCATTTTCCATATATTGCCCAACACAATATTTCACCGACTAACCAAGCGGAGAAAGAAATTGTGCCCGCGAATAATAGCGCTTTCAGAATAACCCCGCCCATCAGCAGCCCGTATAGGAATGCAATGGCGAACAGGGTAACCCTGAGTATCAATGTGGTGAAGCTCATGCTATTGCTCCGCCTTGGTTGCAGCGTCGACAATCACACGCTCAATTCTGGTGATGATGGTCAATGGGTTTTCTTCATCACCACTGATAGGCTGCACTGCTTTACCGTCTAGCCTGTCAGCTAATGCGTTTCTGGCTTGCTGGTCAGTCTCTGCGTCATTCCACCAAGCCTCTGCAACACGCTTTAATCTGTCAGGGTCTTGACGTTGCACTGCTAACAGGGCATCCCTTATAATTTTATCGGCTTTTCGTCCGCCGCCACCGCCGTCATTGCGTGCAGCCATATCAGCTCGCAGGTTTTTGAATGTTAATAATTGTAGTCATATCTTCCCCATGCCGATGCTATGCGCTTTATTCGGCTCTGTTTGTGTGAATTTTTGGCAATAAAAAACCCGCCACAAATTTAATTGCGCGGGTCAGTGTCGAGTATTTGATTATCTGGAATGCTAACATAGCGAGTTTATCTCAGTCAATAGGTTTTTTATAATGCTTTATCAGGCAGCATAATGCTTCTTTAAATCTTGGCATGGCTTGAGCGGGTCCATACGGATTATAGTTGATGTCCTTAAGCCAATAGCCGTAACAGCATACGTTCAGGACCATAAGCTTTCCCACTAAGCCATCCACCGATGCCATTGCTTCTCTCCAGCGGTCTCTGGCATCCATTTGCTTCTGTGTATAATTTTTTAACCCTCCCTTCACAGGGTTTAAATCGGCAATCATGCTTTGTGTTTGCCCTGATACTGAAAAATCCCGAAATAATCTGTCCCCTGCCCTGAACTCATGAACAGTTATGTTTTTGCGTTTCAAATAGTAATCCAATGGATTTTGGGTTGCCCTAAATTCCACGCCCCCGCGAGCGCTCTCTACTTTTTCAATGTCGTTCTGCTTGATGCGCGCACTGGTAAGAACATCGCCACGGATAGATTCTTCAATCATATTTCCAGCTTTCTGAATACTGAGTATTCTTGTCTATGGGTTTCGTTTTGGGTAATAAATACAGCTTGAAAGGCTTAGGTGGCGGCTCTGGCGTA